GAAGAAAAAGACGGCTTGATTTCATGCTCGCTTCCGCCTAAGTTGGTAAGAACCTCTATTACTTCTCCGTCCGGGTAGTTCTGGCGAGAATCATCTAAAAAGATGTTCTTCGTGCTAAGTACCGACGTAAAAAACTTTCGGAGAGAGTATCTGAAGTTTTTATAGAGTGTTCCGTCCATCTTCTCACTTCCTCATCTGTAGTTCAATCCACTCGATTGTTAACTCCTTGATTCTCATCTTTGCCTTTTCTCTCCAGGAGTCTATTACTCTTCGAATGAAGCCGGCACTGGAATCTTGCTTCTTCTGATATGTGTATCTGATAGTTCCGTCTTCCTCTACCAGAATTCCGGCCGCGAAAAGATATCTTAGAGACTTCTTTCTCTTCTCGGGGTCCTCGCTCAAGGAGTGGCCCTTTACTCCGTATTCCACCCAGAGAATATATTCAGTGTTGTTTGTTATTTCCCAGAGCAGCGGTCCGGCTTGAGAGACATTCCAGTTTGAGCGAAGATTGCCGCCAAGATATCCCGGAGCACTCTGACCAACAGGAGAAGCTAATACAAGGTCATTTAGAATCTCCCTGGCAATTCTCTCGATTATAAAAGCGGCGCACTCTTGAGGGTACTTCTCGAGCCTCTTGAAGAACATATTAAGCTCATCGAGATTGTGCCTAATTTCGCCGTCCTGTCTCATTTTTTCGATATTCCCAAGACCGTATAGCCTCTCTTGCTTTCCAACAGGTCTATCTTGTAGGTAATTTCCCCAATTTCAATCAAGTCATCGGAGTTTATGTCTTGCCCGACAAGAATAACCTTCTTGGAGTCAACGGAAAGCCTTCCGGCGCTCTGTTCGATCTGACGAATGCTCCAGGAGCCCACATATCCAGTTGTCGTTGTCGTCGAATATGTAGGGGTCCTCATTCCGGTGCTAGAGTAGGTATAACTGCTTTCTCGAAGGATTTTGACCGTCTCTTGCGGGAGATTCTTTGCAAACTCGGCATTCATAGATTCAAAGTGTTCAAACATACGAAGCCCTTCTGTATCGTTTTAACATCTTCTCGATGGTGGCTCCATATTTGTCCGAAAATGTCACCGAAGCGCCTTCAAGAGATTGAGAGACTATTCCAGATGTAAGCTGAAGCTGATATTCAACCATATCTGCAGCCGTAAGACGCAATGCTCCCGGCAAGTCTTCGCCATCAGGAATTCTGCAGTATCCTCTTATCTCGAGCTCAACAGCTTCTATCAGTGTTGTGATTCGAGTATCCTGGTCTGTTCCGGAAACACCCTTCAATGCCTTGTACTGTTCTAGTGTAAGAAGTGCCATTCAATCACCACCAAGAGGGAGGCCCCCGGCCTCCCCCGGTTATTCTTTTAGTTTGAATACATAAAGGCTTATTGAGGTCTGGATAGTTGAACTGGTTACTGTGAATTTAATAGTCATGTCATAAGTGACAAACTTGAATGTCTCCAGCGGTCCTAACCAAAGCTTTTTGTCTGCAGTATAGGGGCCAAGCTCCATATCCTCAATATCGCCCACAAAGTCCCCAGCATGGAATGTGATAGTCGTATCCGTAGCGGATCCGATATCGATATCAAACAACATCCCTATCTTGCCAGGTATGGTATAGGAGACCTCGAAGGTGGTTGAAGTGGCTTTAACATCCACAGCGGTAATCTCAGTGAACCCCGTTCCGACTATCTCGGTAGGAGTAGCATCAACAGCAAAGGCAGCCGTCATAAAGACAACTGCCATAAGGACTAAAAGTAAGCTTTTCCTCATTCTTCATCTCTCCTCATTATGAAGCCGGAGTAGCAAGGACTCTCACGAGAGCGGCGGGCTGAACGACTTTTCTACCGTACACAAAGAGCCCCTTAATAGCGTCGGAGAAGTTTGCTTCTCTTCTGTAAGGCTCTATCTTCGATATCTGGCCAGCGTAGGAGATAGCGGCTTTGGTTCCGGCCATGATATATGTGTTGGTGGTAGAAGTCTTCAGATGGTTGGACATAAGAACAGATATCCCGTTGATAACAGCCACTTCTCCTGTCTGGAGATAGTTCTGCCACGACTGCTTGAAGTATGCGTTCTGCAAGAGCTTCCCAATGTACCAAGGAGGCAGGACTATCCAACGGCCGTCGTCAGGAACATTGTTTTCGTCCATCTTTACGCCCACATCCACGATGAGGTTATATGGGTCCTGGTCAGAAGTCCCATTCCCGACTTCATATGCCGCTGTGCCGTTGAGCATCTTGATTCCGGCGTCGGCATGAAGGCTGGCTATATCCTGGTCAATATGCTTTGAGAGGCTATAGCTGGCTTTCTTCATCGCCTCATCCATTAGCTTGACATTCGCCTGAGCGGCGTCGATGTCCTTAACCTGAAAGTTGAAATACTTGCCCTTGTCGATGTTGAGGGTCTGAGAAGCATCGGGAAGTTCTTCGGGCGCATCGATGTCGTCTCCGGTGTAGTCCTTTACGGTTACGTCCCCTATCTGGCCGATTTTCACGGCATTACCCATTTCCTTGATTTCGCCCTCGTAGTCGGTGTTGACAAGCTTCATGAACACCAGTCTGGCGTCAAGATGTGCCAGAAGTCTAGCTGACCACAGGGTTGGAATAAAACTGGCATAGGCCATTTGTTATCTCTCCTCTTTACTTTAGGTTTTTGAGTCTTTCCGGGTTCTTTTCAAAGATTTCATTGATCTGCTCCGGAGTCATCTTCGCCACCTGTTCCCTTGTAAGCGGTCCGTCTTTTGGGACCACATCCGAAGGTTGTGGCTGGATTCCGGTCTTCTTCAACTTCTCTTCAACCTGACTCTGAATTGCTTTGGTCCAAGCTTCCGAGAAGGAATTCAGATTGTTCATGGTACTTGTTTCATCTTGCCCGACAAGGTAATCAACAAAATCCGTAGGAAGGCCTTTCTTTGATGCTTCCTGAATGGCTTTCGCCCTTAGAGATTCCCTCGTCTTGCCGGTTTCCAATTCCTGAACCTTTTGCATTAGTTCCGCCAACTTCTTTGCCTCTGGCGTCTCCGGCGGGTTCCTTTTGTTTATTTCCTCCTCGACGAGCTTTGGGAGGTTCTTTTCCTTCCAGCTCTCGAGACTCCTTGCGAAGAAAGCGTCCCGATAGCTCTTCAGTGCATCGTGTTTTTCCACCAGCTCACCCGCGTTGTCCTTCGTAACGTTCGCCAACGGGTTGAACTGCTTGGCCAGTTCCTGTACTTCTGGAGCATCCTTGCTTTTCAGAATTAGTTCAATTGCCTCTTGAATAGTCATATTTATCCTCCTCACCCTTCCGGTGCCATATGCCCCGAAAGTGTAGATAGTTGGCAAAATAATGCCCCTGGCCAGCGGCGGGCAACCAGGGGCGGGGTGGTACTCATCTCACAAGGGGTGATTCAATTGTGGCTAGTTGGGGCAAATTCCTTTAAGCCTCAGATAGTCATAATGGCGCGAAATAATCCCGCTCACAATGACTTTCGGAGTATCTGTTTTCTCACAAATCCATGCTATTTCTTCATCTTCGTCTATTTCAGGCATTTCGTTCCCACGGGAAAGGATTTCATAGTCCCCGAGTTCTTCTTCAAACTCATCTTCATTTGCATAAGCGATTAGAGCCGAATAATCGGTCTCAACAATGCTGGGGTCATCTATATTCCTAGATAGCCTCCCCAACACCGCAAGCTCATCATCGGCACATACAACTTTAAATGTTTCGTTATCAATACGTACTACATCGTTTTTCTCGAGTAACATACTATCCCTCCCTTAGGCTGCCTTTTTCCACTCTTCGTAGGTCTGATATCGGATAATTCCCTGTCCTCTCGCCCTTCTTTCTTCAGGAATTTTCCCGTTGTAAACAAGGATGGTTCTACATCTGCAATTTATGTCTTCGGAAGGGACCCCAAAGCCTCCCGGTTGCTTAGCTTTTAATCCGGTCCCTGGAATCACGAAGTAACCATCAACAGCTACCCTTTGACCGTCTAATTGGCGATGACTATACCTTGTGGATTCATCCAGGGTAGCCACCCACACTTTCTCTATCTTCACGCCTCGAGAATTTACCTTCTCGTATCCGGCCTGTCTGGCTTCTTCCTTTACTCTGTGTGATTCGGTCCATATGACCCGGCTTGCTTTGGCTGCGTCGTGCTCGAGAGCGTTTTGAAGGCGCTTGGCGGTCGCTGTGTATGGTTCCCCGGTCACTATTCCCTGGACCAGTTGTCTTCGAATCTCCCAGAGTATTTCTTGCCTGTTTTTCTGAAGAGTCTGAGAGAGAGTCAAGCCAGCAATAGGGTTCTGTATAGCCTTTTCTATTGCGTCTTTGTTGAGTTTGGCCCATCTCAGGCCTACTCCAGAGAACTGTTCAGAAACCCAACCCACATAGTTGTATGATTCCGAATAGAGCTCATAGAAGCTCTTTTGAAGAGAATTTTCGTTTGTTTTCGAAAGCTTCAAAACTTCATTCTCGATATCGGCCGCTAACTTTTCCAGCCTGTTATATTGCTGCGCTGCTCCAGGAGATAGTTTTCCATCCGGGCCGGCATACTTTTCATAGAAATCTGCTATCTTAGCCTTAACATCCTTGAGCGAAGCTTTATAAGCTGCTATGATTTCCCTTTCTTCTCTTTTTGTGAAGCGCTCATACCAGTCTTCAAAGTCATCGAAGGCGTTATTTATCGTCAACATTCTTTTGCCCCCATAGAACCGCAATGACCGATAGAATAATCACTCCCGGCCATAAGATAGACAGGAGAAACGCTCCAAATATGTGAGAAGAATTGAACCCTTCGATTTCTTTTCTGAATCCAGCGCTGGTAATGCCTATGAACATTAGAAGCGCTCCTATAAGCCAGATTAGAAAGAGCGTTGACATCCCGTCACCTCCTGTCATTCAATTGGATCCGATTCCTTTAGCGCTTTTCTTTCCCTTTCGGCAACCGCTATAAAAGCAGCCTGATTTTCTGATATCGGTGTTTTCTTGTGTTCTTCGAATAATCTGACGATGTCCTCGAGTGCCTTTCTTAACTTGTAGTTTTGGCGTTCACATTTCGAACGAGGCATAATTATTCAGCCTCCTCATCCTCTTTTTCCTCTTCGTTTTCCAGGGGAATCCTATACGCTGACCTCTCTTCTTCCAGTTCTTCTTTTGTCTTTTTTGCATCCTTTATGAACGACACCAAGCTATATGCCAATTCTGTTGGAACATTTCCTAAGAGTTTTATGAGGAGGTCTGCCTCTTCATTCAAGGAATTCGGTATATTTCTGGTAAATTGGAAGCTGAGAGCATTCAGATCTATTGAAGTGTTTACTACACTCCAGTAGTTATTTAGCAACTGGAATTGTTTCATCAGAGCTGCAGTGAACTTTCTTTCCGCAATAATCGCCTTGTTTTCGAGAGTAAGTAGCTTCCATTTTCTGGACTCTCCCGAGATATCCGAAGTAAACTCCTGGTCTCCAAAATTTACTGATTTTGAAAACCTGAGGATATTCGCCTCGGTCCTGTCCAGGAACTTCTCGAGCATATCTGTCACTACGTTTTTCGTCAGGAACTCGGCTCTTCCGTCATCCGGAATCGCAAGCGCTCCTGATTGACGCAGTTTGTCTAATTCGGTATCAGTCAGTTCTACCCCATATAGAAGGAGATAGGCAAACCTAAACTGTTCTATTTCTGAGCTCGCATCAGAAACAGCCCTATCATAAGCATCTATAAGCTTTAGTGCCTTTTCCCCATCTGCAAGGAGCTCTTCATTGTTCTTGAACTGAATTAACGGAATGCCACCGAATACATGAGTATCTGGGTTTCTGACGTTTCCCTTGTCATCTACACCCACAAATGTATAATCCAATTCGTACATCCCGGTGCTGCTCTCGAGATAATAAGTGACCTGATTGCGCTCATACCATTCCACCCGGGTTCTTTCGTGAATCGTATCGCCCTCGATTACCTGAATCGGATAATATCTAAGTGCTAATTGAACTTCATCCAGACTCATATCTTGGATCCAGATACATTCCCAGGGAGGCACTCGCATGGCTCTTGCTTTTCCGTTCGTGTCAACATAGAGCAACCGTCCACACTGGCCGCACACAGACATCATTTTCATTGTCTCGGCGTCCAGGTCGTCGATTCTGTTGAGTTTATTGAACTCTTTGACCGGATCCACGCCGTTTTCAATTCCAGTTTCGTAGTCAATCGGATTTCCCAGAACATAACCGGTCTTGGTATCGATAATTTCTCCGAAAAAATCGTTATTGATTTGGGCGTTTATCTTCGTATCGCTGGGAAGTGTTCTCGAGAATATTGGAACACCGTTTACGTCTCCACGATATCTCAAATAAAGGCTTATCATCCGGTCGTGTTGAGTCCTGTGTTCCTTTATCAGATCCGATATTATTCTGCTTGCGTTTTCGTTTGCAGCTCTGGATATGGTGAGATACGTTCTATAGTCCATCTCCAACCCTCGCTTAATAAATCGATTTGACTGCTTTGGCCTTGTGCATTGAGTAGAACTTTCTCATTTGCCAGGCTATGGCGGTCGCAGCTACTCGGTCTTTTCCGTTGATACTTACGTTTCCCTTCTCGTCCGTTACAACTTCCCTTAGCTCTCTGAGAGTCTCTATATCCCTAATGTAAATCTCGTCATTTCGAATTGCGGTATCTAATTCATCCAGCATCAAGAACTTTGAGCCGGCATTTGTAAGCCAGCCCAATCTCGAGGCCTTCTTCGAGGTACCTGGGATTATTGCCCT